GAATGTTTTCAAGCATCTGTTTCTTCTGCTCATCCACCATGTACTGCAGGAATGGATTGCTTCCAAGCGTCATGGTCAAACCATCATCTTCCTCCAGTGCATAATACTCACTGACATCCGTTTTCTGGTTCACTGCCCGGATTGCCGTATACTTCACTGCAAAATCAGAAAAGGAACTTGAATATCTCTGTTTTGCTGATACTGTCATTGCAGGCACTCTTCCGTACCGCCTTAATTCCAGTTTCCCGTTTCGATTTATGGTGGCGAAACACCCAAGCAACTGTGCAATGTAATAAATCACATCACGCCACGTTTCTACATCATTTTCCGGGTATAGGCTAAGTACCGTTGTTGCATTCGGCCACTGTTCCATTTCCTCCAACGTATGCTGTAACTCCACACCGCACTGACCACAGGCAAGGCTCAGCATATCAAACGCCATGCCGTTCATTAGATTCTTACTACAGGTTTTATCAAACCGGAGCATGAAATCATATGCTTTCAAAGCCACATAATTTGGTGTCACATTCGCCTCACATATTTCGTAATATCCGATAGGGATACTTTCGTATGTTCCATCAGCAACCTCCAAGAAATACTCCAGATATACCACCGCTCCCTCCAAGGAATAGCGGTCAAGTTTGGAACGAAGCGTCAATCCCAGTTCTGCAGCATACACACTTCCAAGAGCCATCTCATTATCCGAGCAACACTGGTTAACGATATAGCCGCTCCCCTTCAAAATATCTTCATTACCAAACTCATATACCACTCCCAGGGCAGTAGTGATAGTTCCCTTCCAGTAATAATGTCTCGTGTTCTCCTGCACCGCCTGCAGGAATGCTTCACTCACTTGGTACAAGCGAACACCCCCTTATTAAAATTCCCTCAACGAAAAAGACACCTTCCACAAACTCTTTGCAGAGGTGTCCTTCTCCAGCTCCGCCTTAAACTTCTCAATAAACATTTCCGTTTCCTCAAGCTGTAACTTCTCCGTATCAAAATACTTTACCCTAAGCCTTGCCTGCCTCCGATACTCTGACATCTTTTTCAGCCACTTTGCACTCAGTAAAAAGGAAACTGCAATGTTCACCACACCGCTCCGGATAACATCCCGCTGTGTAGTACCGGCTTCTGTTTCCCCGGAGCTCTCCGCTTCCACATCCTCAAGTTCAAGAGAATAAGAAGTCGGCATCGGAATGTCTTCCCCGTTGATATTCAAATACTGTATAAATGCCATCCTATCTACCTCCTGACCTTAGATTCTGCCGGTTCTGTGCATTCACCACTACCTCATCCAACAATGTTCCACCGATATACACCGGAATAGAAATATTACCGACACTCTGCTGTGGATTCTGCAATGCACTCACTGCATTCTGGATTCCGGTAAGAATACCGGAGAACGCATCCCGTTGTTCCATCTGTGCTGCCTGAATACTTCCTGCAGTAACATTCGGACTAATTACCATATCTGCCGCCAGTCCGTCAACCGCGTCAGCTACAAGTCCCTTGCTCCGTTCAATGCCTTTTGCCAGTCCCTTCATGAAGTCCGGCATCCAAGATTCATACTCTGTAAGAGGTCCTTCGTCCGGCACCGAGAAATGTAAGAAGGACTTGATTTTCTCTGCCACACCCTTCACCGCATCACCCACGGCTCCGATACAGTTTTTGATCCCGTTAACCAGTCCCATCACCAAATCCTTGCCCCACTCGAATGCTTTCTTTGCAAATCCGGTAATAAACTCTTTGATATTATTGAATACCTCTTTGATTTTCTCCCACAAATCAATCCAGAACTGACGGAACCCGTCACAGTTGTTCCACAGATAGATAAATGCAGCAACCAGTGCTGTAATCGCCGTGATAATCAGCATAATCGGATTGGCAAGCATGGTAGCATTCAATGCAGCAAAGGCAGTCTTCACACCGGTAAGTAACGGTGCCAGTTTCGGAATCAATGTCAGAATAGTTCCCACCGAGCTGATAACCTTTCCCACCACAATGAGAACCGGTCCCAACGCTGCAGCAAAAGCCGCCACCGTAAGAATCACCTTTCTGGTGCCATCATCCATTCCGTTTAACTTATCAACCAGTCCCTGTATCCATCCGATAATATCCCGGATGACAGGCATCAGAAGTTCACCAAACGAAATCGCCAATTCCTCCAACTGACTTTTCAGTATTGTCATCTGCCCCGCAAGATTATCCTGCATGGTGGCTGCCATCTGTCCCGACGTTCCGTCACAGTTGCTAATCGCCGTGCTTAACTTCTCTACATCAGCCGGAGCCGCCTGCATCAATGCAAGGAATCCACTCATGGCATTCTTGCCAACCAAAGACTCAGCCGCCGAAGCTGCTTCTGATTCGGTGAGCCCGTTAAATGCAACCCTGCATTCTGCAAGAATCGCACTCAGTTCACGCATGCTGCCATCTGCATTCGTGGTGGCAATGGTAACCTCTCCGATATTTTCACCGCAAAACTTAACTTCGCCTGCGAGATTGTTCATGATAGTACGGAGTGCCGTACCTGCCTGAGAAGACTTAATGCCTGCATTTGCCATCAGACCGATTGCTTCTGCCGTATCTTCTGCAGAAAAACCAAGAGCACCAGCAATCGGAGCACAATACTTAAATGTTTCGCCCATCATGGAAACATTCGTATTAGCATTAGAGGATGCCGCCGCAAGAATATCTGCAAAATGTCCGGAATCCTTTGCTGTCAGTCCAAAAGCTGTCAGCGCATCCGTAACAATATCGGAGGTAGTAGACAATTCCTCTCCCGATGCTGCAGCAAGGTTCATGATACCTTCAATGCCCTCCATCATATCCGATGTCTTCCAACCCGCCATTGCCATGTAATTCATAGCTTCCGCTGCTTCCGATGCAGAAAACTTTGTCTTGGAACCCATCTCACGTGCCTTTTCACGTAACGCTTCCAAATCCTCTCCGGTAGCACCGGATACAGCTGCCACCTGACTCATTGCTGCATCAAAATCTGCCGCTGTCTTTACTGCTGCGGTTCCTAATGCCGTAACAGCTCCGGTTACCGGAAGTAACTTTTTCCCTACGTCGGAAACCTTATCTCCTACAGACTGCAAAGCAGTACCTGCCTCACTAATCTTCTGAAATGCAACAGCAGCCTCCCCTGCCTGCTTTTCCAGATTTTCCAAAGCACTTTCTGTCTCAATGATTTCTCTTTGCAGCCCGTCATACTGTTCCTTGGTAATCGTCCCCTGCTCCAGAGCCGCATTTGCCTGTTCACTGGCATTCTTTAAGGCATCCAGTTTTTCCTTCGTTTCCTCCACTGCCTGATTAAGCAGCCTCTGCTTCTGCGAAAGTAATTCCGTATTAGACGGGTCAAGTTTCAGTAACTTCTCCACATCCTTAAGCTGTGACTGCGTATTCTTAATCTCTCCATTCACCTTTTTAAGAGCAGTGGTAAGCTTCGTGGTATCACCGCCGATTTCAACCGTAATACCCTGTATTCTCTTTGACACGTCCCTCACCTCCCATTTTCAGGCATAAAAAAAGAGCATTTCTGCCCGTTAGTTAATCCACTTTATTACCGGATCTCCGTGAAATCCTTTCTCCCACACAAACCATGCATACGCGACCGCGCTGGATGCTGTATCATCAAACCTACCATTCATTGCACATATCAGTCTTGAAGAACTTACATATACTGTTTTCGGTGGATGCTTCTGAAAAAACTTCTTTCTGCTTTTTCCCTCCAAAAACTGCAGCTTCAAAAACATGGCTACCTTTCTCCCTGGCTTGATTATCTCCAGAGCCCGTTCCACAAACTCAAGTGCATATTTGTACGGGGGATTCGTTATAATATCTCCCTCAAATTCACCGATACTCTCCTGTAAAAAATCCACCGGTGTATCTTTTCCAAAGCCCCGATATACCAAATCCGTACTGATAACTTCATACCCCTTTGCTTCCAGAACCTTTGCCATATGCCCTTCACCACAGGCACACTCCCATACAACCGGAGCAAACTGTTCTACTTCCAACAAAAGTTCTGTCGCTTTCGGCTCTGTCGCATAATAATCATGGCATTGCCGCTCTATATCCGAATGATTGGACGCACCAAGCATTGAATATGTACTTCCTTTATTTCCAGTCCAATCCTTACTTTCACTCATACTCGCTCACCAACTCTCTAATTTTGCGCATGAAAAAGGCACCTGCCGTTTGACAGATGCCCACATCCATTTTCTTAATTGTTATCAGTCTCATTATCATCCAACATAGACAGTTCTTCTTCCGTCCACCCTAAACTCTTCAGGATATCTCTTTCTGAAACACCTTTTCCTAATTGTTCCCAAATAAACCTATCCTCTTCACGTTCTTTCTCGGATGGTTGATATGTTTTTGCCTTCTCCCAGATCTTCAAAAACTCCTGATGAAGTTCTTCCTGCGTTGGACAATCCATCTTTCCACTTTCTTCTTTTGCCGTATAATCTTTTTTCTCTATCATTCACGCTTTCCTCCTAAAGCTTGATTCTTATTCCTCCATCTGCTTATTTTCATAAAGCAGCTTGCAGATTTCGCGAATAATATCCAAAGATTATACTAAAGAAAATGTCTTTGCTCAATCCCTTTTACACTAAAACCTATCAAAATCTTCTTGCGTTGCCAGTGTTGCATACTTGCAGTCATCATTGCTATTCTCCGCATACATATCATTAATCAGGCCTATCGACAGCAGCTCCAAGTCTGCCATCGACAAGCCCAACTGTACGCACCGAAGAAGAAATAACGGAGTGGTCATTTCCCTTTCAGTTGGTCGAATTTTTTTTTAGCCTGAACGTCCGTCTTTACGTTCAAGCCCCAAAGCTCAATCAGCTCCGGCAACACCTGATAAATGGAAAAGGTATTAAATCCGTCCAGCCAATCCTCCGGTGTATCCGGAATGGAAGGGTCTGCATGCTTTGCCATCACAAAAGCGATGTTCTCGAACATCTCCAGACTGAATAAATCCAGATTGGAATTTTCCTCGTTTCCGTCACCCACACTCCGCTCCAGAGAACGCAAATCCTTGTAGATATCCCTCTGAAACTTCAAACGGTAAATACGGGGAATGGCGGCACTCGCTTTGAATGCCACCTGCTTCCCGTCAATTTCAATCTTTCTTATAATACTCATACGCTACCTCCACTATGCAGTTCCTTCGTCACCGGACTCTTCCCCGGAATCACCTTCGGTTACATCTCCCGTTTCTGTTCCCTGCACCACCGGTTCATAAACCTCGCTGTACCAGTTCTTATAAACGGCATCCGTGGTGTTATCACCGGTCTTTGCCTTGACATAACCACTTGCCAGCGGCCTTGCCTTAACAGTAAGTGTTTCCGTCTGCACTTCCTTATCCTCTTCATTGGTCTTTGCCTCAATGGTCGGACGGCTTGCAGAGCAGTTATACAATACGTGGCGGATTTTCTTTACATCACCGTCGAACTCGAACAGCAATGCAAAGCGTCCGGTCTCACTGTTTGCATTCTCCACAAGCACATTGTTACTGTCGGCCTCTTCCTTTAAGATGTCCGTGCGGAATCCTTCCGGAATCATCGCCACTTCCAAATCACCATCATAACCCTGATTGTTATTGATGATATAATACTCAATACCATCTGCATAAAAAGACTCCGGCTCTCCGGTCGGGTCAAGACTGATGGACACCGCACCCGGTAACGGAACCGGAGCTGCATACGTCACAATCCCATCCTCTGTCACGGTAAGCGGTGCATAATGCACGTTGCAGATGTTAAATTTGACCTTGTTCTTTGTCATCACTCATACCTCCATCTGAAAAATCACTTCGTAGAGCTTTTCGGATGCAATCCATACTTCGCTCCGGTTATAAAAAATGCCGTGCCTATCCAGCACAGCCGTTACCTTGTTTTCTACGGACATATCCTTCTTGTCCGTATAAAGTTCAATTCGTACCTCGCTAATATGAAAATACACCTTCCCGTCTGCCGCAAAATTATTGCTTCCGGGAAGCAGATAACATATAAACGGAGGCTTCGGACTCTCTCCTTCTGCGAAATGGTCGTAGGCAAAAGGAAGTCCAATCTCCTGTAACATCAAAACCAATTCTTCCATCATCGCCCTCCCAACGCTTTCACAATCTCATTTTCCAACTGTTTCACTGCCGCCTCTTCTGCAGGTGCGATATGCGGCTGCGCCTGCGTCCGTCCACCGTTCCGCTTTGCATGCCCGTACTCCAGAAGGTGCGCCAGCTGGTACCGGTCCTTGGAATGCACCGTATACTCTAATGTTGTGGACGTTTCCCTTGTCTTTTTTGCTGTCCAGCTCTTTGCATACTTTCCTGTTTTCTCCGGTGCCCTTTCACTGATATCCTTTTTAAGAGAAGTACCGGCTTTCCGGACAGCTTTCTTCATATCGTCCGTGGCAAGGGCTGCATATTCCTCCAGTCCTTCCATAATCACATCGGACAAATCACCGATAGCACAATTCCTTCCCATGGTTACCGTTCCACCTTTCTGCACCGGAACTTAAGTCCCCGCTTCTTCATGTTAAGGTAATCCACCTTCACGATGTTATATACCGCCCCGTTCCAGATAATCCGGTACCCGGTACTGTTTACCGCAAAGGTCTTCTGACAAAACCGCACCGTAAAACCGATATCCAGCTCATCCAGTGTAGTTCCGGCTCCCTCTGATTCCGTGTCCGTCTTACCGGACGAATTGCTGATGGTGGCAAAACACGAATAATAATCCGTCCATTCGTTGCTCCGGTTCCCGATTTCATCCACTACAACATCCTGCTTCTGAAAAGTAATCCTCACATTCATCGCTGCAATATCCATCAGAATCCCTCCTTACGAACCCCGAACAGCAACGCCCGGAGTGTCAGAACCAGCTTGTGATGGTCTGCATCTTCCCGGTGTTCATACTGGTAAGCCACCGCATACATCACGGCAATCTTATTGGATGCCTCCTTCTCAAACGTCTTCTTATCCAACCGGGCAATATCCATACACAGCTTCGTCGAAGATACAATCAGCCCTTCAATAAAAGCATCATCCTCTTCAAAATCCACCCGGAGATACCCTTTCATTTCCTCCAGCGTTACCATTCAAACCACCTCACAATCGGGCAGTGCCGTAAATTAACGGCACCACCCTCCATCATTTACTACGCACCAGCATCCGTCTTGAGCTTAAGAATCTGTACTGCTTCCGGAAGCACAAGCTTACCATCCACACGTTCCTTCGCCACAAAACCAACCATGCCGTTTCCTGCGAACAGCTCACGGAGCTCCGCAAAGGAACGGGTACCACGGTCACCGATGTTGTAGTAGCTGTAATCACCAAAAGAAATCGCATTCTTCGGTGCATAGGCAGAAGTGTTTACAGCATAACCAAGCACTCTGTCCGGCTCACCTGCCTGATAGGACGGCTGCCAGATATACGCACCGTTGTTATCCTTTAACTTACGAATAGATGCAAGAGTCGCATCATTCATAATAAAGGACGCATTCTTACGGTACGGACGCTTTAAGCCATAGACAAAATCAAGAAGATCGTCGGACTTAAGTGCTGCCGTCAGGCTGTTCTGCACGTTGCCGCCTCCGGTAGCCGCGAAAATACCGGTCGGCTTTCCGGTACCGTCACCATTAAGGAATGCATCCTCTTCCGCATTCGCTAAAGCCTTACCAAACATGGTAATAATATAGTTCTCAAGGTTGAACGCACTGTCATACAACAGTTCTTCCGTAACCTTGATTGCCACATGCAGCTTGTGCGCATCCAGATAAATCTGGTCAAAGGTTGCATCACCAAAGGTAAGTGTACCACCCTCTTCAATCCACGCTGCCGCAGGCTTGGAAGCTGCAATGTTAATCTTATGCTGGCCACTGGTCACAATCTTGGTACCCAGTCTTCTCATGATGTTCTCTTCCTCAAGCACATCAATAAGTCTGTGGTCATATTCCTCCGGAACAAGATAACCACCATCGGAATCCACACCTTCCTGCAATACATTGGACACGTTGCGGAAGTTGGAACGCATTGCACTAAGCATCGCACCCTTATACGCATCGGATGCTCTGCCGGTCTTTTCCTCTCCCTTTTCGCCCACATACGGCTTTCCGGTTAACGGAGAATTAACAGGCTTGCTAAACTCCGCCTCTCTTCTCTCCGCTCTCTGCTGACGGTCAATCGCATTGGTCAGGTCTTCAATCTCCTGTTCCATTCTGTTGTAGGTGGCAGTATCCTCAGCGGAAAGCACACCGTTCTCATTCTCGTGGGTATCCACAAAATTCTTTGTTGCTTCCCACAGCTTCGCTCTCTTTTCAATTAACTCTTTCATTGTCATGATAGTATCCTCCTTCTAAACCAATCTTTTTAATCTCTCCAGCCGTTCCCTCAGTTCCTCTGCAGAACAGCCAGCCGTCACAGGAATCTCTGCCTGCTCCGACACCGTTTTCTTTTCACCGGAGTAATGTTTCTCCAGCTTATTCAAAAGAGCATTGTTTACAGCTCTGCGTGAAAAAAGCACCGCCCCCGGATTAAGACTTTCGCCCTCATCCTTCACGATGCTCTCCCCTGCCGCTTCCTCCGAAGCAACCGTTTCTGTATTCTGCTCTCTTTGAATCACTCCATCTGCAAACCCAAGCTCCATTGCCTTGTTTGCATTCATCCAAGTTTCCGCATCCATCAAATGCGACAGTTTTGCACGGGACAATCCCGTTTTCAGTACATACGCATTGATAATGGATTCCTTCACTTCATTCAGCAAATCAATCGCTCTCTGCATATCGGTATGGTCACCAAATGCAATCGTTGCCGGATTATGAATCATCATCATGGACACCGGACTCATCAGTACCGTACTTCCTGCCATCGCAATCACCGATGCAGCCGAAGCAGCGATACCGTCGATCTTCACAGTAACGTTACCCTTGTACTCACGAAGCATGTTGTAAATCTGAGCCGCCGCCACACAGTCACCACCGGGGCTGTTAATCCACACGGTAATATCTCCGGAGCCACCCTGCAGCTCATCCTTAAACATCTGCGGTGTCACATCGTCATCAAACCAGCTTTCCTCTGCGATTGTTCCGCTCAGGTAAAGTGTTCTCTCCACTGTCTCCACCTGTGTCTCCTGATTCAGAACCTTCCGGCTCTGCCAGTTCCCGAACTTCC